ATGTGGGATGCCAAGCCCTACCGCCCTGACGGCATCATCAACGCTGCCGATCTCTGGGAGCGCGTGAGAAAACCAAAGGAGAACAACTCCTTCGAGTACCCTTGGCCTGCTCTTCAAGCGAAGACCTTGGGCGCACGTAAGGGGGAACTCGTGGTTCTCACAGCAGGCTCAGGGGTCGGTAAGTCAGCAGTCGTCAGGGAGATCAACTTCCATCTCCTGAAACAAGGGCTGACCGTAGGCAACCTCATGCTCGAAGAGAACGTGGATCGCACGGCTCTTGGTTACATGGGTCTCTATCTTAACAAACCACTCCACATAAGCCGTGAGGGTGTAACAGAGGATCAACTCCATGAAGCCTTCACCGAAACAACTGGAAGCGGGCGTCTATGGCTCTACGACCACTTTGGGTCTACTTCTGCTAGTAACCTCCTTGATCGGGTGCGTTATCTGGCTGTTGGCTGTGGCTGTGACTTCATTACTCTCGATCACCTAAGCATCGCTGTCAGTGACGCAGAGGCCAACGACACCAACCTAGATGAGCGCAAGCTGATCGACATGCTGATGACCAAGCTCCGCTCCCTTGTGGAGGAACTCGGGATCGGCCTGTTCGTCATCTCGCACCTCAAGCGTCCCTCGGGCGACCGTGGACACGAGCAAGGAGCGACAACGTCCCTCTCTCAGCTACGCGGTTCCCACTCCATCGCCCAACTCGCGGACTTCGTGATCGGCATGGAGCGTGACCAGCAAGACGAAGACACACGCAACGAGACAACCCTGCGTGTACTCAAGAACCGCTTCTCTGGTGAAACTGGAGAGGCTGGTATGCTAACCTACGGTCCCCTCACAGGACGCCTACAGGACGCCTCATCACACGGGTTCACCGCTCAAGGGGGCACTCAGGATGAATACTGATCCCGATGAAATCTTCGAGCAGGCCGAGAGGCTTTGCTTGGAGGCAAGTACCAATCCAACAATCACACCGGCCTACCGCATAGCGCACAAGGCCGCACAGTCACTCGAACACAGCGGGTGGAGAAAGAGCAATGGCATGACACAGAACCACAAGATCATGAAGCACCTCAGAACGGCAGGGTCGATCACAGTGCGTGAAGCAATGATCGAATACTCCATCGCCTCCCTGACGAAGCGCATCAACGAACTGCGGGCTGACGGTGAGCATATCGTCTCCACACCAAAGTTCCACCCTGTGACGAACCAGAAGTACGTCCGGTATTCACTGGAGGCATCCCCAGCTTAAACAATACTTCCCATATCTAGGAGATACATATGCCACGTTATGCTTTCGACATCGAGACTAACGGTCTCCTAGACACCATGAACACCATCCACTCCCTCGTGTTGACTGACGTTGATACGGGGAAAGTCTTCTCCGCTTGTCACGGGGACGCCCTCAACCACCCGCTCACGATTGCGCGTGGCCTCCAGATGCTCATGGAAGCTGACCAGATCATCGGTCACAACATCATCGGCTTCGATATTCCTGCGATCCAAATCATCTACCCTTGGTTCACCCCCGATCAGACCAAGGTGTTCGACACCCTGATCATGTCCCGCCTCATCTGGTCCGACCTCATGGATCGTGATGCCAAGGCTGTTGCCATCTACCAGAACAGCGGTGGTACACACGGTCTTCCTCCTAAGATGCGCGGTCGGCACTCTCTCGAAGCATGGGGCTTACGCCTCGGCAAGTGGAAGGGTGACTACTCCGCAGACATGAAGGCCGCTGGTCTTGATCCTTGGGCCAACTGGAACCAAGAGATGCAGGACTACTGCGTCCAAGACGTCGCGGTCACTCTGGCATTCCTCGAGTTGATCGAGAGCAAGAATGTCGATCCCCGCGCTGTGGAACTCGAGCATCAAGTTGCCTTCATCGTCAACGAGCAGATCGCTCACGGCTTCATGTTCAACCAACCAGCGGCCCTCGACCTTCTGAGGACACTCCAAGAGGAACGTGCAGAGATCGAGAGCAAACTCGGTGACCTGTTCGAACCTTGGGAGAGCCTCGACAGGGTCGTCACGCCTAAACGCACGATGAACTTCAAAGACCCCAACCGTCGCAACACTGTGGCCGGTGAGAGTTACAACAAGATGAAGATGAACGTCTTCAATCCCGGCTCTCGGGCACACATCGCGGATCGCCTTATGAAGGTCCGTGGGTGGAAACCATCCGAGTTCACATCCAACGGTCAACCTAAGATCGATGACGAAATCCTAGGTAGCCTCCCATATCCCGAAGCCCAACAGATCGCCTATTACCTGATGCTGCAGAAGCGCATAGGTCAGGTGGCTGAGGGCAGGAACTCTTGGCTCAACCTCTTCAATGAGAAGACAGGACGGATGCACGGCAGTGTCGTAACCAACGGCGCAGTCACAGGCCGCATGACCCACAACTACCCTAACGTCGCCCAGACCCCAACACCTTTGAAGCCTTTTGGCGCAGAGTGTCGTGCCCTCTGGACCGTACCGAAGGGTAAGAAGCTGGTTGGTGTTGACGTCTCAGGCCTCGAGCTTCGTATGCTTGCCCACTTCATGGCACCATTCGACAACGGGGAGTACGGACGCACAGTCATCGACGGTGACATCCACACGGTCAACATGAACGCTGCTGGCCTCACTGAACGCAACCAAGCGAAGACCTTCATCTACGCCTTCCTCTATGGCGCAGGTAACGCCAAGATCGGATCGATTGTAGGCGCTGGTCAGAAGGTTGGCGGCGAACTCAAACAACGCTTCCTAGATCAGACACCGGCACTCGCCAAGCTGATCAAGGGTGTGTCGAGAGCTGCCAAGCGAGGATATCTCGTTGGTCTCGACGGACGCATCCTGAACATCCGCCACCAACACGCTGCCCTCAACACCCTGCTGCAATCAGCGGGTGCCCTAGTGTGCAAGCGTTGGGCCGTGGAAATGGAACGGGAGCTACAGGCTCGTGGCTGGAAGGATCGCTGCCAAGTGGTCGCCAACATCCATGACGAACACCAATACGAAGTCGATGAAGAGATCGCCGAAGAAGTCGGTCTCTTGTCCATCGAATGCATCAAGAAAGCCGGTGCCTACTTCAACATCCGTGTGGCCCTCGATGGCGACATGAATATCGGAAACAACTGGAAAGAGACACACTAATGAATGATCGCGCATCAAACCTCACAATCGCCCGACGGCTGATCCCTTGGTTTCTCGTAAACTACGCCCTGCTGCCTCTCTGTGCCCTGCTGATCCTGATCGGCTTCGGTAAGGAGATCGCAGTGGAGTTCTGGGACAACCAATATGAATAACCCAAGCAATCTCCCAGTTCACGCTGGGGGACCCCTGCTGTCCTACAGCACACCCGAAGAATACGCGGCGTCACTCAAGGCTCACCACGAACTGATGACGCTTGTCGATAAACACAATGAAGGAAATCGGTATGCCACGGAAGCAGACAACGAAAACGATGACCAGTTCCTCTACGGACAAGACTTCGGCACTACCCCCGAAATCTGGGACAACGAAGACCACGATTACTACAACCGCGTCCTGCGCTACCTGTAGGTTCTTCAAGGTGTTCAACACCCGTGGCATCCATACCCATGTGTGCCGAAGGTATCCCGGGATTACTGACACCCCCGTCGATGGTTGGTGCGGTGAATACAATGCATCATAGGACCATCCTGCTCGACGCAGACATCACGGCCTACCAGATTGCTTCCACGCATGAAGAGGTCTTTAACTTCGGTGGGCAGGAAACCCGTGTAGCTGATCTGCCCAAGGCCCAGAAGGCACTGGACAAGCACATCAAGCACATCCGCAAGATCAGCCATGCGACCAACATTATCCTCTTCCTCACCGAGGGGGACAACTTCCGCAAGGGTGTTCTACCCACCTACAAGGGCAACCGGAGCGGCATGGCGAAACCCCTGATCCTCTACGAACTCAGGGACTACATGCGGGCCAACTACACCGTGATAGATGAACCGGGGATCGAAGCTGATGATCTACTCGGTATTCACGCCACGATGCCCCACAAGGGTGAACGGGTGATCTGGAGTGCCGACAAAGACCTCAAGACTATCGCCGCGCTTCATTGGGACCCCGAGGACGGACAGCCTATCAAGGTGACCGACCAAGAGGCCGACCGCTTCTTCTATGAGCAGATCATCACTGGCGACCCGACGGACAATTACAAAGGTTGTCCCGGCGCTGGTGCGAAGGCTGCTGCTGACCTCCTAGACTACCGAGTAAAGTGGGTGAAAACCTCACGTATCCTCAAGTCCGGTAAGAACAAGGGCCAAGAGAAGATCGAGTGGATCAGACAGACCCTCGAGCCTCATGAGGGCTGGTGGACTTCTATCGTCAGTGCTTACGAAAGAGTAGGCCTTACCGAAGCCGATGCTCTCGTCCAAGCCCGCTGTGCCCGCATCCTGCGCCACGGAGAATACAACTTCAAAACCAAGGAGGTATCCTTATGGAACCCGGAATGACATTTAAGGGAGGCGACCGTGTCTCAAGGCGTGATGGCGGCACGTTCTCAAACGGTAACCATGTCGTAACCGTGAAGGCACCAAGTGCATCGCTCCCCTATGCTATTTGGTTCGAAGAAACTGACACATGGAGTTCTGCAAGTAGCCTCCAGTTGGTTTCGAGTGCGCCGATGGAGGACCTCTTCCCTGAGACACCTAAAGTCACCCGTCAGTCCGTCCTTGATGAAGCCTCTAAGTTGATCAACGAGGATCGTGCCTCCGACTATGGTGATCCTAAGGTCATGCACCAACTGATCGGTGACTTCTGGTCTACCTATCTGGGTCTCGAGACCAAACTTACGCCTGACCAAGTGGCGATGATGATGGCTCTCATGAAGATCGCACGTTCCACAAGTTCACCCAAGTTCGACACCTACGTTGACCTAGCAGGCTACGCAGCCCTCGCTGGTGAAATGAGCATTCAAGGGTAGCGCCCTCGGCCAGACCGTAAGGCTAACGGTGACAAGCAGGGAGAGACCTGCACAAACATACCCACCTATGCATCTATTGACGTTTGTAAGGTGGGAAAGTCGTGGACTACTCAGACTGAAACACCGGAAGTCTCCTGCAGGGGCACCGGGCGTCCACGCACCCTTATTCAACACATCAAGGACACCTCATGAAAGCTACATACAAAGACCACATGGGCGGGGACCTGTCCGTGGTTAACGCCGCTCGGGTCTCCTTCGGGAAAGAGAGCGAAGCCCTCACCAAGGGGGACGAAGGGCTGATCCAGTTCCTAGCTCGAGGTTGTACCTCAGGTGATTGGGATGCCCACATCAATAGCCTGCAGGGTATCATTGATCGTGAGGCCATCGAGGATGTACTCCGGTACGTCAAGAAGATGCCCGATCACTGGACACCCTTTGGGCACACCGCAATCACCCTCCACATGAAGGCACCTATATTCATCGCGAGGCAACTCGGGAAACATCAGGTGGGCATGGTGTGGAATGAGGTGTCTCGTAGGTACGTCTCGGATACCCCTGAGTTCTATGTACCTGATCAATTTAGGAAAGCAGCGGATAACGTGAAGCAGGGGTCCAGCACCGAAGCTGCCTACACCCGCGTCACACCTTGGAAGCTATTTGAGTACCAAGCAGAAACCTACCAAGAACTACTAGATGAAGGCGTCTGCCCAGAGCAGGCCCGCATGGTTCTCCCTCAGTCCATGTACACCGAATGGTACTGGACGGGTAACCTCTACTCCTTCGCCAACGTGTTCGTCCAGCGCACCGACAGTCACGCCCAGCGCGAGTGTCAGGACATCGCCCATCAAATCGGAACAATCATTGAGCCTCTCTTTCCAGTGAGTTGGAAGGCTCTCACCCATTAAGGAATACCATGCATAACAAGTTTCGCACTCCCATCGCAGAGCAAATCTGGAACGACAAATACCGGATGAAAGAGTTCGACGGTACGCCTATCGATATCACCGTAGAAGACACATGGGATCGCATTGCTACCTCTCTGGCCTCCGTCGAAGCTGAACAGGTTCGTGACCAAATCCGGTCAGAGTTCTATGACGCTCTGGCAGACTTCAAGTTCATCCCAGCAGGGCGCATCACTGCGGGGGCAGGCACATCCCGCAACGTAACCCTCTTCAACTGCTTCGTCATGGGTACGATCCCAGACGATCTCGGGTCCATCTTTGATATGCTCAAGGAGGCCGCACAAACCATGCAGCAAGGGGGCGGGATCGGTTACGACTTCTCTACCCTGCGTCCCAAAGGCGCTGAGGTTAAGGGTGTCGCTGCGGATGCCTCAGGTCCTCTCACCTTCATGGATGTATGGAACGCCATGTGTAAGACGATCATGTCTGCAGGTTCACGTCGGGGTGCCATGATGGCAACCATGCGCTGTGATCACCCAGACATCGTGGACTTCATCGAAGCAAAGAGGGACGCAACCCGCCTACGGCACTTCAACCTCTCGGTCATGTGTACGGACAAGTTCATGAAAGCCGTGGAAGAGAACGACAGCTTCGACCTCGTGTTCAACGGCAAGGTGTATCGCACCGTGCAGGCTCGAGTTCTCTGGGACAAGATCATGATGTCCACGTATGCCTTTGCAGAACCCGGCGTCCTGTTCATCGACCGCATCAACAAGATGAACAACCTGAACTACATCGAGACCATCGCCGCCACCAATCCATGTGGGGAGCAGCCCTTGCCTCCATACGGTGCATGTCTCCTTGGCTCCATCAACCTCTGCGCACTCCTTGACCGCTCCTTCAAGCTCGACATGAAGAAACTCAGGGACACCGTGCGTACCGCTGTGCGGATGATGGACAACGTCGTGGATGTCTCTCGTTTCCCTCTCCCTGAACAGGAGCGTGAAGCAAAGGAAAAGCGTCGGATCGGACTAGGGGTAACCGGTGTTGGCTCAGTGTTGGCTCTGGGTGGCCTCAAGTACGGCTCCGATGAGGCTGCGGACTGGATGGACGACCTTATGCAAGAGATTGCGATCTCTGCGTATCAGGCATCCATTGATCTCGCCGAAGAGAAGGGCAGCTTCCCTGCTCTGGATATCCCACGGTATCTTGCGGGTCACAACATGCAACAAATGCCTGACTTCATCCACGATGGTATTCGTAAGCATGGTATCCGTAACGCCCTGTTGACCTCCATTGCACCTACAGGGACCATCAGTCTCTACGCAGGTAACGTGTCCTCGGGCATCGAGCCAATCTTCGCTCTCGAGTATGAGCGTAAGGTGTTGCAGAAGGATGGGAGCCACCGCGTTGAACTCGTGCAGGACTAT